CCCGGTACCTGGCGAGGGGATATAAACGTCCCCGTTCACTCATTAACAACGTCCCACCCTGCGTCGGACGTCACACATTCTTTTAGCGCGAGAGGAGTTCCCCCTGTATCGGTCGGATTATCGACCGCCGATCACTTGATAGCTGATGTGCCCCAGATTCGGAGCAGGGACCAACGTACCGGCGGAGGAGAGATCCTCACTATCGCTTGCTTATCAGCATGTGACGTCGTTCGCCCCGCGACAATTCTGTTGCCAGAACTATGGGACGCCAAGAGACCGATGTGAATTAGCCGTCAACTTGTGGGATAAAGCAAAGCTTTTCCCTAACGGCACGCATTTCTCTTAACGATATGTATTCGTCAGGAACGAATTGCATATCGCCCTCTACCTTTCCATACGCATCATCGTACTTTAACGATGCCAGCTTAGACACGTAGCTAAGCCGGGACCAGGGCTTCACAACCCTGTACGCGTACGTCCTACGTACCTCACCCACGCTAGGTGAATAAACGTCTCTCTTCCTGCCACCATCCCGACCGTTTTGCCACTGCCAAGCAGTAAAAGCAATTCGTTCGTCAGGATCCAAAGCTCTACGTAAGCCAAGGATCTCCGGGCTCCTCTCCTGAGAAGGGGCGATCGGCAAAGGCGTAAAAAGCCGATGCCACATCTCCCTAGTCCTGCAAAAAGCAGGATACGACTTAGGATGGAGTCGGAGCTGGTGAGGCAGGAAACCCCATTTCTTTCCGATTCGAGAGCGGATGAACGCATCCGTCCACTCACGGGAAAAGCGAACCGCGCTCGCGGCATGCATCATCCCTTTAAAATCGGTTTGAAACCCTCCTCTCCTCAAATGGCGCACCTCACGCCATTTACCACCTCCACTAAGAAAGGCAGTCGAGTTGACCTCGGCTACCACTTCGCTGCGTATCGTCTTTTTGTCGTTAAGCTTCCATCCGGAAGGATACGACTCAGGCGACACGTAAGCATCTGAGCTCACCAAGCAGTCATCGCCGTTGACTAAATAAGAGGCCTTATGGCCTCTCATAGCCCAGCGAGCTGCAAGGTAAGACTGCAGACAAAGTAGAGGAAAGGAAAGGTAGGCTCCCATCATCTGCCCGTGGGTCACTTCGCCTTCGATCACACCGTTCACCGTTACTAAGGGCCTGAGAGATAAGTGAGCAAGCTCACGTATGCCGCCAGGTACCCGTTCGCACTTACTAAGTAGCGACCCAAGAATGGCCTCTGTGGACTCGAGGGACAGGTTATCAGTAGCACTGACGAGGTCAATGCTAGTCTGATACCTGTACCTACAGACAGATGATATCTTCTCCGCCGTCGGTGGTCCGACAAGGCACCAGGATTGCCTGGAAAGATGCTTGTAAAGCATCTTGTGCAAAGGAGCTAGCATGTCAATAGCCTTATCATAGATAATCAAAGGCCTGACCTTGCCAGCGCTCAGCACTTCCTTGTACCGTGCTTGGAACGGTATCCCTGTGACAAAGGGACCGCTCAAGCATTGGCCGACGTAGGACTTCCATTCGCCCATCCACGCATGATCAGCTCTGCGTTCAGAAAACCTAGCAGTGGCATTGGGGACATGAGAATACACAAATTTCTCATAGTCACGGTCCCAACCGAATGGAAACATCCTGCGTACCTCTCTACGTATAAACGAGAGGTATTCCGGAGAAGAAGGGAGAGGGTTAGAGAACGCAGACGCTTTCCATGCGTCTGCGCAGGAGGGGGTGTGGAAACGACAACCTTGAGGCAGGTTGCGCTTAATTGATGCGACAGAATGGGCAAATTCCCATCGCATTCGTTTCCCCATCCTCGACAAAATCAGAAGCCCCGAGCGATCCCTGCTGCCTGTCTGGCGGCGAGGGAAAGGCACGGAGGCCCTCTTCTGACCTTGAAGTAGAAGAAAAGAGAGATAGCGATTTAAATCAGACGGCTCAAGATCCGGGCATTCACTATGGGGTAACCCATAACGAATCCGAATAAGTCTTAAGCCGTTGACAACGGTCTCTCTTGTGTCTAGCACTGCCTTACGGCAGCTACGACACGTTTGAGCCTCAGAACCACAAGTGGGTTTAACTGAGGCGGCGGTGCACGTGACTTTTGATCGTGTGCCAGACATCTGAAAGGTAAAGCTGCGAAGCTGCCTGGATCAGATGGGTTCCTTTAAC